CTGGCAACCTAACTGAAATTAAGCCATAAAACCACGTGGGCCTTGATTTCTCAAGGAGGTCTGATAACAAATATCAGACCAAAATTAGGATCATAGATCAGTTAAATGTTACCAACAGTTACATTTTCGCCTGTAACCGTTTGCTGGACTTTCAGCAAGTAATAGCGCTTCAACCAAAAGGTTGGACCTTGAACAATAGGAATTTAAAAAGTCGGATATGCAACTTCATAATACAAAATAGGCGGACCTGTGTAGAAGAAAAGATTAAAATCTTCTCCTGACGCACAATAGGTCTGAATTGTACTAGTAGTCGTGTTGACTTTTGTTCGATAAAGTGTCTCGTAATAAGGCATTGCCAATGATTCAGTACCATCGAACTCTGCTTCGCGCTTACAAGGAGCAAACCTATAATTTGAATAAAAGGGAACTTCAAAATTAGTTGTAGGGTTTACTTCTGAGTTAGAAACGCAGAGCCCTTGTTGACCATTTACATCAAGATATAAATCGTTGAGGGCTGCTTGAATTACAGCAGAATTAGATGAACTTGCAACGACAAGTTCACTATTAAGATTCTCACTAGGATTAGCTTCTCGTGACGCTAGATATGTACAGTTGCGATGTTGAAAAGTTAGTCCTGAGTAATCGTGAAACCATCGTACAGAACCTCGCCAGCCGGTGTATGCTAAACTTAGATATCTCATAAGTGTCATTTGTGCATAAGCATATTCACCGCCAACTAGGGTATATGTGACTGAACCACTGGAATTTGCGTAGCCTGGTTCAAACGGCAGAGACTGTCGTATACGATTGATAATAACATCATCGTTTGCGACTGCCGAAAGGGCTACTGGAAGATTTTCATGCAGATTATAACGCTTGAGTAACTGCCGAAATGAACGAATACTTTCTCCAAAATGAATTAGATTAGTGTCGTCCAAAATGGTAAGTTTAAGACCCGCCTGGTCAATAGTCTCAGCATTATATGGATCGGAATCGATCCTTTGATGTTCTTCCGGCGGAGCTTCCTCCGCTTGAGGTAAGACCTCTTCAGTTTGGGGGAGAGTGAGACGAAAACGAGAAACGTCATCACACTCAGGTTGTGCAACTTCAAAATCTTCCCCCATGGAAACAAAAACATTGATAGATATGTCATTGTTTACCACTGTGTTAGGTACAGTCAACTCATTGACTACGTAAACGGCAATAGTTCCATTGCCTAAGTTAGCTGTGTTAGCAGTATAAGTTAATGCTGTGC